TGCGGTTTCTTCCTTGGTAAACGCCCCCACCTGCCCTGCCGTGACGGCATGGGGGTTGTTCTTGTTCCCGGTGTGGGCGGTCAGGGCCTGCTGCACCGCCGCCGCGCTGCCTGCTGGGTCATAGTCCATCTTTGGGAGCTGTCCGGCGGGCACCTTGCCATCGGGCCCCAGCGTCGCCACTCCGCCCGGCTTGCCCTTCTCGGTGGCCTTGATATACCCGGACAGGTCGATGCCCGCCAGCGCCTCCTCCAGCTCCTCGTGGGTTACCCAGACGCCCGCCGGATACTCCAGCGAGACCTCCACCTCTCCGGTGACGCCGATGGCCACGGGGAAGCGGTGTACGTCCAGGCCCTCGGCGATGGGCGGCACCGGCTGGGCCCGGTCGCCCAGGGCGGCGTAGTAGAGCAGGGTGGGCGCGTCGTCCCCCGCCCTGGCCATGACGCCGAACTCAGAGAGCGTGAAGCCTTCCTCCAGCCCGCCGCCCATGTCGTTGCGGTACTCCACCAGCATGGAGATCTGCCCGCCGGCCACCGCGGGCGTGGTGCTGGTGGCCTTGGCCACCGGATCGAGCAGGGCGGTGAGGGCCTTGGCGGCCCCGGCGCTCTCCACCGCGCCCTTGCCCACCCACACCTCGGTGAGCGTCAGCCCCTCCCCCGCCGACGCCCGGGCCAGCAGGCCCTCGCCGGCGGTAGTAATGATAAATCCGTACATGCTATTCCTCCTCCATGGGCGGCAGCGTGACCGCCTGAATGCTCCAGAGCCCGCCGCCCACCCGCAGGGCGGCCAGGAGCTGGGCCAGTTCGTAGGTGAACCAGTAATCCAGGTGCGCAGGCTTAATCTCGTTGACAGCAGCCTCAATCCCGCCCACATCCGACGGCACGGAGGCCAGATCGGACAGGACAATCTCGAATTGATACTCCTCCGGGTGCTCCACAACGGAGACCAGGGAAACGTCATAGCCGAAGGAGGCCACCACGCTGCGCAGCATCTCCGCCGTGGTGGCGCCCTGGCCCCGGAGCTTGGCCTTGATGCGGCTCCTCCGGTAGCTGTAGGGCCGGGTGCGGTCGACGGGCAGCCCCGCCCACTGCTCCCACAGGTCCAGCCCCCAGGTGGCGGTGTCAATCCAGAGCTGGGCCAATGTGTCCGACTCGGACACGCGCAGCGCCCCGGCCTGCTCCCCCAGCACCCGCTCCAGCTCGGACACCTGTGGGCTGTCCTGGTAGTAGCGCGGCAGGCGGAACACCAGATTGCTCATGTCACGCTCACCTCCCCCAGCACGGGGATCTCCCCGGCCTGGATGGTCACGTCGGCGGTGCCGCCGTTGACGGTGAGGGAGGCGAAGTCCTCCACCCCCTCCACATTGAGCAGCAGGGCCAGCACCCGGTTATAGAGCAGCGTGTAGGGCTGGTCGTCGGCGGGCTTGTAGTACACCGCGCCGTACTTGCCCTCAATGAGGGTGTGCAGATAGCCCGCCAGTGCCGCCCGGAAGGCGTCCTGGACGGCTCCAGCCCCGGCTCCTCCGGTGAGGGAGACCTGGGCGGCCACTGTCACCTCCCGCTCCGTGGCCGCCGCCACCGTCACCGCCGCGCCGACGGGCCGCTCCTCCTCAATGTGGGCCTCCACGGCCTCCACAATCTCCTCCGAGGGTGCCCGGTCGTTGCTGTCCACCAGCGTGACGCCCACCGTCCCCGGCCCGCCGGGCAGCTCCACCACCTTGGCGTTTCCCACCCCCGGGATCTCCATGGCCCACTGCCGGTATTGATAGCCGTTGCCGCTGGTGGGGGGCCGCTGCACCCGCTCCCGGATGCGGGCGAGCAGGGCGGCGTCGCTCTCGGCGTCCGTGCCGCCGGCCGCCGCCTCGCTGTGATAGTCTGTCAGGCCCGTCAGGTTGACGTACATCCGGTCGATGGCCCCGGCCTCCACGTTGTAGGCGCTGCCCGCCTCCGCGGCCTCCAGGCGGCCCTCTCCCGCGCCGTCCCTTCCCAACGTGACCGCCGCCAGGAGGGAATAAGCCAGCCCCCCGGCGGTCAGAAACGCGGTGCCCTTGGGGATCACCAGCCCCGGCGCGCCGTTGAAGGTCATGTCGCAGTAGGCCCTTGTCCCCTCCCGGCGGGTGATGCTGTAATACTGCCCGCCCACCAGGTCGATGTAGCCCCCGGAGCTCTCGTCCACAAACAGCATGGAGGGCACCCCCTCCAGGGCCCGGTACGCCTCACTGAGCTGCTCGGCCACCGGCCCGGCTACGCCGTCGGCGAAGCCGCCCGCCATGGCGCTCAGCCCCTGGCTCTGCCGGATGGCCGCCAGGATCTCCGCCTTGATGGCCTCCGGTGTCTTGTCCTCATACATGTATACTCGCCTCCCCGTATACCGTGGTCAGGCTCACCCGCATCCGCAGAGTGGAGCCGTCGAAATCCACCACCTCGGCCGCGGCCCCGGTGATGTAGGGGCAGACGGTCAGCGCCTCCCGCACATACCGTACCGCCTCGCTCAGCCGGGTGTCCGCCCGGTAGGGCTGGCCCACCAGGCTCTCCAGCTCGCACCCGTAGTCCCAGGAGAAGGGGCTCCAGCGGTACCGCTCCGTGTGCAGCGCCCGCCAGGCCCAGCCCTTGACGGCCTCCAGCCCGGACGCCAGGACCGGCTCCCCGCCGGAGAACCGCGGCACGCCCTTATCGTAGTCCATGGCCACGTCCCGGTAGAGGGGCAGCGCCTGGGCCGTCCCCTCCGAAGCGGTCGTCTGGAAGATCGGAAAGAGCTGCCTCATGAAAACACCGCCTTTTGGAGAATGTAGTAGTCCTGTCCGTCCGCTGTCACCAGCACCAGCAGCCGGTCGCCCGCCCGCAGGAGCTCGTCGCCGCCAGTGTCCTCCGTCCAGGCGTAGTCCAGCCCGGGCGGCACGTGGAGCTCCGTCTGGTCCAGAGTGAGCCCTCCGCATACCACCCGCAGCGTCCCCTGCCCGGCCTGCTGCACCTGCCCAAACAGCCAGCCGCCGGGGGCCTGCCCCCGCTCCGCCGGCCGGAGCAGCTCCGTCAGCCCCGCATATACGTCGTCCATAGCTCCTCCTCTCCGGCACAAAAAACGCCCCGCCTTGTCGGTTGACAAAACGGGGCGGGGTGGTATAATAACATTAGATGGGCGCTGTTGTATGACGGTTAGCCCCACGAGATTACTTCAACCTACGTTGACCGCTCGGGTAGCAGCCGGGCGGTCAACACGCATTTGGGCCTATGTAGACCAGCAGCCAGAGGACTGCCAGGAATACAACCACGCAGCGCAGGGCTCTCGCCCAGCGTCCGTTTCCCATCCGCATCACCTCCCCTCTCAGGGAAGTGGCTAACCGCCATTGATACAACAGCGCCGCGATTTGTCACGCCTCGCCTGCTCACGACGCGGCCACTGTGTCCCGCTCCGCCGGAAATGCCGCCGGGCTCCGCCCGGCCTGTTTTCCGGTCTGCGCGGGATCACTGTGCCGCTGCTCGCAACGGCTCCTCGCTTCTGTTTTGTCCACGTCGTCGCAAAGTCCGCTCCGCTCTGTTTCCGCCAACGGCGAAAACTGCGCTGCGCTCCCTTGCTCCTCCTTTCCCCACGGAACCCGCTTCGCTGGGCTTCCGCGGGGGCCCCAATATCGCCGCTCCTAGGGGGGCGGCTTTTTTATAGCTCCCGCCCCGCCTCCACCTCATTGGTGAGGCTGCGGAAGTTGAGGGACAGGCGGCAGAAATACTGCCCGTTTTTCCAGGTGTGGGTGTCGCTGTCAATCCAGCACAGCCCGGTCACGCCGGTGGTGTTGGCCCGCAGCAGCACCGCGCTGCCGGAGATCAGCTCCGGGTCACCCAGGCACTCCACGGTCATGGTCTGCTGGAGGCCGTTGTCCTCCAGGTACGCCTGGGCCTCCGCCCCGGCGTCCTCGCCGTCCCGCTGGGCGAGGATGTGCTGGAACTGCCCGTACAGGGCGGCGCTCTCCGCGTCGGACACGGTGCGCACCCGCGCGCCCGTCTGGCTGTAGATCTCCACCGTGTTCCTCAGCTTGGAGATGTCCTCCGTCACCCGCAGGCTCTGGAGGTTCTTCCCCGGCGCGATCTCCAGCACAGCCGACTCTGGCTTTTCCACCACCTCCAGCTCCCCCAGGCCGTTGAAGCGGGAGAGGTAGCGCCGCCCGTTCTGCCGTGCGGCCAGGGTGTAGAGTCCGTCCACGATCTTGTCCAGGGCCACCCCCGGGTATTTCCGGCTCACCGCCGTCCCGGTGGCCGCCAGGCGGCCGACGGGGATGCCGAAGTCCCCGCAGAGGGCCCGCACGGCCTCCTCTGGGGCCGCGCCCCGGAAGGTGTACCAGCCCTCGTTGTTGGCCAGGAAGCGCCCCCGGTCCAGGGCCGTCAAGGTGGTCGTCACTCCCTCGGTGGCCTTCTCCCGGGTGACGATGTTTCCCCGGAACCGGGTGCGGCCGCCGCACCAG